CCTAAGCAAAAAGAAAAGATAACAGATGGCAACCTCTCAGGAATGATGTTAAAAGCTAGTATAGGAGATTTAAGAACTATAATAAAAGACTTTACCTTAACAAAAGAGCAGCACAATAAAGTAGCAGAAATGGGTAAAAAACTAAAAGCTAAATAACTATGGAAACACTAGAAAACATACCCACAGAAAGTAGAATAACTGTATTGAAGTCAACTATTAAAGTACAAGAGAAAATTATACAAGCTCTTGAAGAACGAATAGAACTACTAAAACAAAACCATAAACTAGAAATTAAAAACTATTACATAAAAAAATAACTATGAAAATTAGAAGCAGCGCACTAGGTAAAATTATGACAAACCCTAGAAGCAAAAAAGAAACATTGTCAGCAGGTTGTAAAACTTACATAAAGGAACTTGTTAAGGAGGACTTATTCGGTTACAAGTCAACAATAGATTCTAAATACTTAACTAAAGGGATAGACATGGAGGACACGAGTATAGACCTTTATAACGAAGTACATGGTACTTTGTATCTAAAGAATACAGAAAGGCTCTCTAACGAGTTTATAACTGGCGAGTGCGACATAAACGCAGAGGATAAAATAATCGACATAAAAAGCTCATGGAGTTTAGAGACGTTTCCTGCAAGTCCTGACGATGTAAACAATAAAGATTATGAATGGCAACTAAGAGGCTATATGATGCTATACAATAAGCCTAAAGCAGAACTTGCTTACTGCATGGTTAGTACTCCTGACTATTTATTAAAAGACTGGGATAACTTAGACATTCACAAAGTAGATAAACACGACCCATTTTTAAGAGTTACCTGTATTAGTTTTGAAAGAGACACAGATAAAGAGCAGGAGATAATGGAGCGAGTAATTGAATGCGGTAAGTTCTATATTGAGTATAGAGATTCGATACTAAACAAACAACTAATACTAAGCTAATGAGAAAGGAGGACAGAGATAAACCCTACATTTATAAAGTCTATAATAGTAGGGGAAACTTAGAGGAGTACAGTAGGTATTACAGAACTAAACGAGAAGCTGTAGACTGGTACAATACTCATGGCAAATGGTTAGAGAAACACTTTAACAGAAAACTAATATTAATCGACACAGATATAAACTTATTTACTTATGTACCAAGCGCACTATTTAACAGACAAAGGAATTAAAGCCTATTTAAGAACAGTAGACGAGGAGGTCTACAGAAAACATAAACAAATGTATTTAAACCACGATAAACACATAGACAATATATGCAGGATAATATTTGCATATTTTGATGTTCCACTAGAAAAGCTAAAAGTAAAGAACAGACAAGCTCAGATAATAAGAGCTAAACAATTTACTGCTTATTTTCTTAGGCGAGAAGTTCGTAGAATAACCTTGACCGAGATAGGCCAAGTATTCGACTTAGACCATGCAACAGCTTTGCATTCTATTAGTAAGATAAAAGGACTAATAGAAATAGACAAAGAGTACAGAAACTATCACAATGAACTATGCTCCAAACTAATGGAATTATATAGATAAAATTTAGTATATTTGTAAAACAATTAAAAATTAAATTATGGATTTAGAAATAAAGGGAACTCTAACCAAAATAGGAGAAACAGTAACAGGAACTGGTAAGGATGGAACGCCATGGCAAAAGCTAACCTACTTAGTAGAAACAGACCAAACGTATAACAACTTATATGCTTTTGAAGTATTCTCTCAGGAGAAGGTAGAGCAGTTTAAAAAGTATAACGTAGTAGGCGATAAAGTAAGCGTAAAATTTAACGTATCAACAAATGAATGGCAAGGTAAATATTTCACGACATTGCAGTCTTGGAGATGTACAAAGGACGATACTCAGACTACAGCGCAAGAAACTGTACAGACTGAGGAGGAAAGCGATTTACCCTTTTAGGAAGGTAATACAATTATTTTTAAGTAATGAAGGGGGTTCTTAATTGAGTCCCCTTTTTTTATCGTCGTACTCTTAGACCCTATGTTTCCTACAAATCCGCGCATCGTCCCTTTTTTTTGCCTATGAGAGATTTTCATAAAGTAAAAGTTACAACTAAAATATTTTTTTCTGCAAATCTATCGTCGAAGTGACGTAAATATTTAAAAAGCTAATGATAGCAAAGGATGTAGGTACGACACTTTAAAAAATGAATCGACGTAGATAAAATTAAAGTGACGTATTGTATTTTATGTTAAAAAAAGTATTATCTTTGTGCTTCAAGTGACATAGGAACTCACAAAACATTGTTAAAAATCCTTATCTTAGAATGCCCTTCCTATGTGGCTACTTTGATAGGGGTTTTTTATTTTAAATAATATGGAGAAAATAACAGTTTATAAAAGTTTGTTTGATTCTAAAGGAGTAGCTTTCTATATTACAATAGACCAAGCTCTGGAAAGAGTAAAAATAGGAAAGTCTAAAGAGCTTATTCAGAAGATTAGAAAGGAATCTAACAAAGAGAAAAGAAACAAACTAAAAGAGAAATGTATTTGCGTATTGTTTAATGGAGAGTTCAGCTCTAGGAATGATAACAGTTTAGTTAATCACTCAGGATATTGTGTTTTAGATTTTGATAACTTTGAAAGTAAAAAGGTTTTAAAAGAACAAAAAGAACTATTAAAAAAAGATAAGTATATCTATTCTGTTTTTGTTTCTCCTTCTGGGAATGGTTTAAAAGCATTAGTAAAAATACCTAAATGCACAAAAGAAGAACATCCTCTATATTTTAATGAATTAAAAAAGCATTTTGATAGTAAGTATTTTGATGCTGCAAATAAAAATGTAAGCAGGATATGTTACGAATCTTATGATAGTGATATTTATATTAATAAAGATTCTGAGCTTTGGGATAAAATAGAAGTAAAAGAAGGATATAACTATATTGAGAGAGTGCCAACTATTCCAGTAAACGATGAGGATAGAATAATATCTTTAGTCATGAAATGGTGGGAGTCAAAATATGGAATAATAGAAGGACAAATAAATAACAATTTGTTTATCCTAGCTTCTGCTTTTAATACTTATGGGATACATCAGTCTACATCTATTGACTACATGATAACTCAATTCAATCTATCTAATAAGATTAATGAAGTAACCAATATAAACAGAAGCGCATACTCTAAAGTAGGAGATTTTAAAACAAAGTATTTTGAAGATGCAAAAGCTATAACAGATGTAAAGAGAAAGCTATCTAATGGAGTTAGCAAAATAGAAGTAAAGGAGGAGCTATTAAAAAGAGTGCAGCCATTAGAAGCAGAGAAGATAATATCTGAGATAAAAGAAACAATAGAGAACTTTTGGAGCATATCCGTTAATAAGCAAGGAGTAACAAAAGTAAACATCAACAATGCAGACTTTAAAATATTCCTACAGTCCAAAGGATTTTTTAAGTATTATGCCGAGAAGTCAGAAACTCCGATTTTTGTTAGAGTGAAATCTAATATAGTTTCTAATTCTAGCGTAGAAAAAATGAAAGACTTTATATTGGACTACGTAGAGGATTTAAAGCTGTGGGATGTTTGGAACTATCTTACAAGCTCTGTAAAGTTCTTTAAAGATTCTTATCTTAATATGTTAGATAGTATTGATTTAAAGATGCTACAGGACACTAAAGACAATTCATTCATATATTATTCTAATGGAGTAGTTGAGGTAACTAAAACTAGTATAGAGTTAATTGACTACGTAGATATAGATGGTTACATTTGGGAAAACCAAATAATAAAAAGAGATTTTAATAAGAGTAAAGATATTGATAACGACTTTAAGGACTTAGTTTGTAAAGTTTCAGATAATAACAAGGATAGAAAGGACTCACTAGAAAATACTATAGGCTATTTAATGCACTCCTTTAAAGATAAGACAGACCAGAAAGCTATAATATTAAATGACCAAGAGATAAACGATGACCCTAATGGAGGAAGTGGAAAGAGTTTAATGCTTACTGCAATAGGTTACTTTAAAAAAGTAGTTAAAATAGATGGTAAAAGTTTTGACCCTTCGCGCTCAGACTTTGTATATCAAAGGGTAGATATTGACACGCAAACTCTAGCATTTGATGACGTTAAAAAGAACTTTAATTTCGAGAATTTGTTTAGTTTAATTACAGAAGGGATAACAGTAAATAGAAAAAATAAAGATGAAATATTTATTCCATTTGAACGCTCCCCTAAAGTTATAATAACTACAAACTACGTAATAGATGGAGCTGGTAATTCCCACGATAGGAGGAGGCACGAAATAGAGTTTAATCAATTCTTTAACGGTAACCATACCCCACTAGATGAATATGGTAAGCTTTTATTTGATGAGTGGGATTCTAACGAGTGGGTTAGCTTTGACAATTACATGATTAACAACCTTCAAAAGTTTTTAATTAATGGATTGACTAGCACAATATCAATTAATGCAGACGTGAAAAGATTTATACAAAGCACTAGCAAAGATTTTTACGACTGGATAGAGGACGGAAACTTAAAGCCAAATGTAAAATATTATAATACAGAAAAGAAAGAGGAGTTTGTAAAAGAATATAAAGAATTTACTAATCTATCTGGCAGAGCTTTTTTATTATGGGTGCAAAAGTGGTGCAACTTAAAAGGGTACGCTTTAGATAAAAGAAGGGATAGCTCCAGATATTTTGAAATGATAGACGAAGCCACAAAGTGGGAAGATAATAACGAAGATATATTTTAAGATTATGAAATTTGAAATAAGCAGAATGGAATTAGTAGAAAATAAACATGGTAAGAATGACCTACTAATAAAACAAGTAAAAGTAATGACGTGCAAAGGGAAGTATATTAAATTTGCAACTCTTAACGAGGCACTACTGAAAGCGTTAAAGGAAAGCGAAAGCATAACAGTAAAGAATAATGTTTGAGCTAAGAGAATACCAAAAGAAAGCCTCAAAAGATGGTTTTGATATACTTAGAAAAAAGGGTATATTGATTCTAAATTTTGAAGTAAGAACAGGTAAAACACATATTGCCTTAGATATAGGCAGGAATTATAACAATGTTTTGTTTGTAACTAAGAAAAAAGCTATATCTAGTATAGAAGCAGACTATAAAACAGCAGGACATAACTATAACCTAACAGTTATTAATTACGAATCTTTACATAAAATAAAAGGTAGATTCGACTTAGTTATAGCAGATGAGAGTCATGTACTAGGAGCTTATCCTAAGCCTTCTAAGAGAGTTAAGGAATTATCTAAACACATAACAAAGGATTTGATTCTAATGACTGGAACGCTGTTACCTGAGTCAAACGCTCAGATATACCATCAATTATATGTTAGCCACAAAACACCGTTTAGAGCCTTTAGAAGTTTCTATAATTGGCACAAAGTATTTGGAACTTCTGCAACTATTTACACGTCATACGGTGAAGCTAAAGACTATTCTATTGTAGACTACTCAAAGATTAAAGAATACATTAAACCTTTGCTCTTAACTTATACACAAAAAGAAGCAGGATTCAACTCTAATATTAAAGAGAAAATACTACGAGTACCAATAAAAGAAAGCACTATTAAATTAGCAAACAGACTTAAAAAGGATTTAGTAGTAGAGGGAAAAGACGAGGTATTACTTGCAGATACTGGGATAAAATTAATGAGTAAACTACATCAGCTTTATTCAGGAACGGTTAAATTTGAAAGTGGGAATAGTAAAGTTATTGATTATTCAAAAGTAGAGTATATTAAAAAGAACTTTGAGGGGAAAAAACTAGCTATATTCTACAAGTTTAAAGAGGAGCTAAACGCTATTAAGTCTGTGCTAGATGTTACTCAGGATATAGAGGAGTTCAATACAACGGATAAACATATAGCTTTGCAGATTGTAAGTGGAAGGGAAGGGATTAACTTATCTAAAGCAGATTATATTATCATGTACAATATAGATTTTAGCGCAGTTAGTTACTGGCAAGCTAGGGATAGAATGACTACGATAAAAAGAAGCAATAATATTGTATATTGGTTGTTCAGTATTGGAGGGATAGAAGATAAAATATACAAAGCTGTAATGAATAAAAAGAATTATACAACTCAAACCTTTATAAAAGATGTTAGAATCAAAGTACCAAAGAAAGATAATTAAGGATTTTGAAAGCAGGGGATATTATGTTTTGAACTTAATTAAGACTAATAAGTCAGGCATTCCAGACCTGCTAGCATTAAAGAAAGGAGAAGAACCTATATTCATAGAAGTGAAAGCAGCTAAGGGAGTAGTTTCAAAACTACAAGAGTATAGAATAAAAGAACTAAAAGCTCTAGGTTTTACTGCTTATATTGATAGAAATGAAAGTAATTTATAAGGATAAGATAAAAAAGTTATGAAAAAATTAGGTAGAGTTAAATATTCTATTTAAAATTGCAGACATAAACTAAAATTAAAAACTATGAACGAAATGAATTACGAAGAATTTGTTAAAAGTAAAAAACATTTATTAGGT